TTAGTTGAAACACCAAGAGGGTGGATGAAGAACCTAACACCAATTAGAGTTTTAAATGAAAGTCAGGTTAAAACAATCAAAAGGTTTAATAAAATAGCGTAAGGGTTATTCCTTACTGGGTGGATATGAACAATGTATGTTAATGGGTCGACCAAAGGCTGTGAAATGCCGAATGAGCAACTGAAACTGTCAGTGCCATTACTACAGAATACATATATTCGTATCTTGCCAGTGGTAAGATAACTACAATTAGGAGGAATGTATGAAGATTGAAAAGATAGACTTAGAAAAGATAATTCCATATATAAACAGTGTGTACCGGAGCAAATAATAAAGGATTTGAACCTAAAGCATGTTAAATTTGAAGAATTAGCAATGTTCGGTCATATAAATTAGAGAGGTGTTATAAATGGCAGGCGGTAGACCAAAGAAACCAATTGATTATGAAACCGTTACAAAGCTCGCTAGTATACACTGCACTCAAGACGAAATAGCAGCTTATCTAGATATGAGCGTTAGAACATTACAGCGAGACACAGAGTTTTGTCACCTCTATAAAAGGGCAATTGAAAAAGGCAAGGCTTCATTAAGGCGTTTACAATGGAAAGCAGCGGAAAAAGGCGACAAGACAATGCTGGTATGGTTAGGCAAGATATACCTGAAGCAAGTTGATAAACAGATAGTTGATAACAATGTATATGAGAACGGTAAGACGCCTGTAGATGAATTGACGGACTCAATAGATAAGATAAGGAAAGTAAAACAAAAAGATGAAAGTAACACCTAAATATTATGAATTTATAGCAACAGAGAGTGTAGTTGATGTTTTAGAAGGAACGACGCAGGCAGGAAAGACAACAACTGCAGTATCTACTAAATTCTTATATGAGGTTAAAAATACACGAAGATTAAAACATTTAATCGCTGGCGAGAGTCTTGGAACGATAATGAGTAACATATTATCAAACGGTGATGCTGGGCTATTAGATGTTTATCCGGATATAGAGTTATATTTAAGCGGTAACAATAAACAGAAACTCCCGCATATACAAATAGGCGAGAACACAGTTTATTTATGTGGTTATGGTGATGTTTCAAAGTATAAGAAAGTATTAGGAGGACAGTTCGGTGCAATATTTATAGATGAGGTTAACATAGCGAATATGGACTTCGTAAGGGAGTTATTCCTTCCAAGATTTGAATATTGCTGTATGACGCTGAATCCTGACAATCCTGATAAAGAAATATACAAAGAGATCATAAACAGGGCGAGACCAACGAAAGAGCATGAACCATCCGTTCCAATGCATATATGGAAAGAGTTAAATAAAGCAGTAGAACGAAAAGGGTGGCATTATTGGTTCTTTGGCTTCGATGACAATCCTACAATGACAGAAGAATTGAAGTATAACTTATTAACTTCGTTGCTTCCTGAAACTAGGGAATATAAAACAAAGATACAGGGTATAAGGACAAAGGGCGTCGGGTTAATATTCAGGCTACCTGATAATAGTATAATTACAGAAGAGCAAGCAAAGACATATCAGTATCAGAAGTTTACCTGCGGAGTGGATACTTCATACTCTAGCAAATCAGGTGACACAATAACATTTATATTCGCCGGAATAACGACGGAAGGAATATATATCCCGCTGGATGAAGAAGTAAGAAATAATAGAGACTTAAATGTTCCACTAGCACCAAGCGACGTGGCATATAACTTAAATAAGTTTTTAGAAAAGAACACCAGCAAATGGGGAATAGCAAAAGACGTGTTTATAGATAGTGCGGATCAAGCAACTATAACAGAGTGCAGAAAGTATAAACTAGCTGAAGGGTTAGTATATAACTTTATAAGCTCATGGAAAAAGATTAAAATAATGGATAGGATCGTGTTACAAAATGGATGGCTAGCGAAAGGTAAGTATTTAATAGTAGATACTTGTAAACATCATATAGCGGAACATAATACTTATAGTTGGGATCCTAAAAAGGATGTCCCTGAAGATGCTAACGATCATACTATAAACGCTTCGCAATATGGATGGATACCATTCAAAGAAATGATAGGGAAGTGATTAAATGGGATTAAAACAAAGGATAGGGAATAGTGTAACAAAGTTTCTTTATCCATATATTCAAAACTACACAAACGTAAGAGGTGGAGATATGCCGAAATCAAAAATGGAATATGAAGATTATTTACTACAAGAAAAATACCTGTGGTTTTTAGGGAACGAAGATTTAATAGCGGACTTTTATCACGGTTCTACAACAACATATACCAGCATCAATACTAGGAAGAGTTATTATTATTACAATATTAATAGTTCAATTAGAGTAGTTCATAGTGGAGTGCCTTCTTTAATAAGTTACTCTAAAGCGAGATTACTAACGTCTGGCGGAGTAGAACAGAAAGCATATAACAAAAAAGGTAAAACCGAAGAAAAAGAAAATGAAAAAGAAACGGAATTATTAAACGAAATATTAAAAGAAAATAAATCAAACGATCTAATAGTTAAATCAGCAATGACAGAAAGTTGGGGGCGTAAGTTCGGCTGGAAGATATCATTTGACAATAACATAAGTGAATATCCGATAATCGAAAAATACTCGCCGTTGAGATATAAGGCTCATTATATGAGAGGTAGATTAAGAGGAATGACATTCTTCGAGGACTACATCGGAACACATAACAATAAATACCAATTACATGAAGAATATGGATATGGGTTTATAAGATATAAACTATTTAAGATTACTATTACCGGATTAAAAGAAGTTCCGTTAACAACGTTACCTGAAACGGAATCGTTAAAAGATAACGAAACTATACCGGTTGACTTATTGCTATGTGGTGAGAAAGAATCTATCAAGAGTGATTATCAGGGAATCGTAAGTGAGTTTGATGCAATAGACGAAGCGTGGTCTCAATTCTTGGATGAGATAAGAATGGGAAGAGAAGAAACATATATCCCTGAAATATTAATGCAAGGAAAAACATTTGATAAGTTTAGAAAGCACTACACAGAAACCGGAACCGATAATAAAGAGAATAGCGAGAATAAGATTAGTCATAACCAACCAGCAATTAGAAGTGACGAGTATATCAAAGCTATAAACGCTCTATTCACTAATATATTGGCTGTAACTGGACTTAGTCCAATAACCGTAGGAATAAACGACGGAATAGGTGCTAACTCTGATGACGAGGCTTTACAAAAGAGAGAGACTGCTTCTATAAGAACAAGAAACGAAATGATAAAAGCATGGGAACCATATCTTGAGGATTTCTATATGACGTTACTCCGAGCTTATGGTTGGTGGAATAATAAAGCAATCAAATCCGAGTATATAGTAGTAAGTCATGGCAAATATATTAATGATAGCAAAGAAAGTAAGATCGAAAATGCTGTTAAAATGATAGACGCAGATCTTATAGATAACAAGCAAGGGCTAGACGAAATATATGGTGACGAGTTAAGCGAAGAGAAGAAAGCAAAAATATTACAGAATATAGGGACATTGGCACCTGCAGGGGAGTGATTAAATGAATGGCACTCTAGATAAGATAAACAAAAGAGAACAATCAGCCATGTATAAGATTATTACCAAAGATTACTCTACTACAACCGAGAATATTGAGAGAGAGTTAGCAAAGATATATGCAGCTACCAAATATGATAAAGAAGGAAATATTACCAACGAACGCAAGATAAATAAGATGATTAAAAGGATAACACCGCTAATCATACTATTATGGGGGCGAAACGGGGCTCACACGCTCGATACAGGGGCAGCATTGATAAACACTACCTATTTGTATAATGAATACGTGGTGGCGGTTAAACTGGGGAATTCTAAAGTGTTCTTAAGTAAAGACGCTATCGATAAAGCAGTTAAAAATACTATTAATAAGCGAAAGCGAATTATAAAGTGGGATAAGGTAATAAAAGGGAACACCAAATTGCTTGATAAACGTGTGGCGAAGGTAATAAAAAAAGGACTTGCTAAAGGAAACACAGAAAAGCAGATCCAAAATAAACTAGTTAAAACAATGAAAATCAATAGTGGTAAAGCAAAAGCGATCGCCCGAACCGAAACTAATACATACAGGAGCGATAGTAAATTACAAGTGGGCGAGCTAAATAATAAAAACGGAACGCCTACGATGAAGATGTGGGTTTATACATTCGCAAGTGTGGAATCTAGACCGGAGCATCTAGCAGCAGACGGACAAACGGTTAAAATGGACGAGTATTTCAATATTGGTGGTAAAAAAACAAAAGCACCGCAACACTTCGGTGAAGCTGGCGAAGATATAAACTGCTCTTGTGATATGAGTCTAGTGTATGAAAAAACGGTAGCAACAAGTGTAACAGGATTCAATAAGTATAAGGAGGTAAAATAATGGAAACATCAGTTTTAATAACACTAATAATATGTTTAACTATAATTGTAATAGTATATATGGGAGGTAATAAATAATGGCTAAGAAATATAAAGTGTTTTATCAAAACAAACAGTTCACGGAAGTTGAGTTAAATAACTCGGAAGTTTATAATTATGTGAGGATACTTCAAAAGAAACTACGGGGAGCATACATTGAAGAGATAAAACCGGTTAAAAAAGTAAAAGAAGTTAAAAAGGTTATACCAGTCGAAAAGGCTGAATAATAAATATGGGTTTATCTAGTGTCCCAGCATAGCGAAACAGTAGAGCATAACGCTTATCGGATGCGTATATCAAGTGCCGAGTAAAGTCTAATCTAAAGACTTTATAAAGAAGGAGTAATAAAATGGAAGATCCAAAAGAAAAGGAAACTCTACCTGAAGCAAAAGAAAAAATAGAGGGAAAGAAATTACTACAATCTGAAGTCGATGCTTTAGTAGGTCAAGCGAGGATTGAGGGTAAGAAGGCATTTTTCAAAGATTTAGGGATTGAAAATGTAGAAGATACAAAGAAAGCATTAAAAGAGTTAAAAAAGTTCCAAGATTCGCAACAAAGTGATTTAGAGAAAATAACAAGTGATAGCGAAGAGAAAGCTAAAACTATATTATCTTTAACAAGCAAACTTCAAGACAAGACTTTGTTTAACGAAGCGAGGGATATATTAAGTGAGTTAGATATAGACACCAAGCATAATAAAACTGTATTAAAACTTATTGATAAGACTGATTTGTTTGACGACTATGAAGTCGATGTCAAAGAACTTAAAAACCGTATCAAAAAAACGATTGAAGAAGAACTACCAATGCTAGTTACAAAAGATAACAAGAAATTAGGCAACGCAAAGAAAGACGAAGAATTGCCGAAATCGAAACCAAAAGAATACATGCAACAAAAGTATGGGAATAGCCCATTCTTAAAAAAATAGGAACACGAAAGGAAATGATTAAATAATGAGCGTAATTTATAATACACAATATGTTGATGAGGTATACTCAGACAGCATTGAACCAAATTTATACTATGATAGTATATTGATACCTGAAGTAACTTATACTGAAAAATACAAAGAAAAATCAGGAGGAATATTTATCCACAAATTAACATCTGCTGGATTCGTTGCTCCAACTACACCTGCATCAGACTTTTCACATACTCAAAGAGCTGATACTTTAATTCAAGTTGTATTTAATAACAACTTCAAAAAATCAGGTAAAATATTCGGAGTATCTGCAGCAGCAGTTGGCTTTAATAAAGCTGAAGAAGAGCTAGCAGAAACATTAAAAGAAATATCAGAAGGATGGCAATTGTCTGGTCTTGCTTGTTTAATGAATGAAGGAACTGACGCAGCTGATACTACTGCATTAACTACTACAAACATTAAAGCAAAATTCATAGGATTAAGAAAAACTTTGAAACTTGCTAAAGCGAAACCTAACTTTTCATTCGCAAATCCAACTGTATATGCAACAATATTAGAATATGCTGGAGACGACTTCACACCTACTAACAATGACAGAATTGTCGGAGATGGTAACGTTGGACGTTGGTTCGGTGTTAATACATTTGAAGCAAATGCATTGGCTGAAACAGTAGTAACTTACTACAACTATGCTGGATCTTTAATAACACTTAACTTATCTTACATAGATATAATAATGGGTGATTACCGTGCATTCTCGGTTATTAATAACTTTGAAGCATTTAGAATAATCGACGCAATTGACTGGGCTGGATCTGCAGCACAAGTTGAGTGGAACACAGCTTATAGAGTAACAAATTCAGACAGAATATTAGTTAAATACAACGCAACACCATCTGCATAATAAGGGAGGAGCTTTAATATGGCTATAACAAGAAGTCAGTATGTAACTGTTGACGAATTAAACGAGATACTTGGAACCGATGAAATATGCACGTTTCAAGACGATTCAGCAACGAAACAGTTAATATATGTATCGTCAGAACAACTTAAGCAATATTGTTTTGATTGGAATTTAATATCTGCAACTGATTACACTACTGTCACAGCTCCCAACGGGCTCAAGCTCGCAACTGCTTATCAAGTTGAATATAACAATAATAATATTGGTATAGACGACGAGTATGCATCTGCAAGCGGGAGTGTAACAATTGGTAAGACTAGCGAATCGTTCAATGATGGAGGATCAAGTTCTAAAGAATACAAAAAAATAGCACCAAAAGTGAAGCGTTATTTACAAGATGCTGGACTAGTGGTGAGAAAATTATGTTAAGTAATTATACGAAGCAAACAATAACATGGTCGACTAAAACCAATACCGGATATGGTAACGGCTTTAGTTCGCCGGTTAATGTTAATAATGTTTATATCGAAAAATCACTTACGTTAAGTCGTGGTGTAGATGATACAACGTCATCGGATGCGTGGTTTATTGTGTTTACTGATATCGCTTTCAAAGTAGGGGACAGAATAAAGATGAAAAGTCAGAAATATATTGTAACTAATGTAGAGACTTTTTATAAACCAAGAGGTACAGCATTCAAACAAAGACAAGTTTCAATGAAGGAAGTTAATAATGGCTGAAAAGGCTAGTGTTTACTTCAAAAAGGTTGCACGAAAGATTGGTAAAAACCAAGTAACAGTAAGCGAAAATATAATCAAGATGTTGGCGAAAGATTCCGATAAATATACTCCTGAAGATACGGGTAAGACTCGTTTAGAGATGGATGTAAATATAAAGAATTATACGGTAACGTGGTCTAATCCTTATGTTGAATTTATTTATTGGGGGATAGATTTGAACTTCCAAAAACGTCACAATCCCAACGCACAATCGCAATGGGCTGACAGAGCAATACAGGAAGACATAGACGAAGTCGCTAATGATTATATTGATGCTATTGTATCTGCGTTTTAAGGGGATGATGTAATGATAGATTTTATAGATGCGTTAAAGAATTATTTAGTTGCTAACACTAGTCTTGTGTTCGGTACAACATTATTCATAGGAAATATGCCGGAAACATTACAAAGCATAGTCGTATTGTCAGAACCAACATCACCTAAATATCAATATGAACTAGGCAACAAGTTTGCTTATGCACAGAAAAACATAACTATAAGAATCAGAGGGACAGAAGTAGAGAATGTTACAAGAGCTCTAGCACAGACGGTTGAGGATGCAATTGAGAACTTAACTGACGAAACGTTAGGGGCTTATTATGTATCAAGAGGGTGGTTTGAGACACCACCGTATCAATTAGATGGAACAGATAATAATAACTGTTATATCTATGTCGGAGTTTATTCTGCGATAATAAAATAAGAAAGGACTAAAATAATATGGCAAGAACTGCTAATTTAAAATGGAAAATAGAAATTGACACAACACCTGCTACAACTGCTACTTATGCTGAAGTTGGTGGAATAGAATCAGTTGACTTTGCTAATAGCGATGAGGTTAAAGAGGGATTCTTTATATCAGATGGTGGATTCGGACATTCTGATGTAACAGCTGGAAGATTGGCTGTTGGTTTATCAGGTAAGAGAGTTGACGGCGACACAGGACAAGATTACATTGTCGGTTTAGTTGGAAGCTGGGGAGCTGATAGAAAATCGACTGTTAAGTTAACTAGTTATGTAACAGGAGACGTTTATGAAATACCATGTAGTTTAGAAATCGGAGCTGTATCCGGTGGAGCTGCTGAAGATCTAGAAGCGTTTGAGTGTACAGCACATTCAGATGGTGCTTGGACTTTCACTGCCTCTGCATAGTATAGGGGGAGGGAACTCCCTTTATATTTATTAATGAAAGGATGATTTGAATGAAAGATTTTAAAACAGATAAAGGAATAAGAATTGACGAGTTAAAGATTGACGATAAGGATATACATATATATTTGAATGCTGGTAACACTTTAGAAATTGCTGGTAAAGTTAAAGAACTTGAAAGCGAAGATGAAGTAATAAGAGCGAAAGCATTTATTGAACTAGCGAAGTTACTATTTATGGGCGATTATAAATTAGTTTCAATGTTAAAGTTACCTGATTTTCAAGAAGTAATTTTAGTTGCTGTTAAGTATGTAAAACAATATGAAAAAGAGAACAGTTATGATAAGAAGTATGAGCAGAAATTCAGGGCTGAATAATGAGAAGATGGCACTATACAAATGATGTCCACGATTATGTAATAATTGGAAAAATAAGGTTCAAGTTAAATACGTCTTATGATAATATATTCAAACTTTTTAGGGCTATGAAAGACGACGAAATTAAGAGTAAAATCGAGATATTCTTAAAAATAGTATTTTATAAACAGGATCATGATAGACTTAGAATGCTTATTAAAGACTGGTCTGAATTAGATTTATTTGATTTAGTAGATCACATAAATAAAAATGTATTATTCATAGAAGCTACAGAAAGCAAGAAAAGGAAGTTCGCTGATATTGATATGGATAGTGAACTAATATTTGCATCTTTCTATTATGACTATAAAATAAGTCTTATAGAAAAAAAAGGTAAAATGACATGGAAAGAGTTTTTAATATTATTCGAGAACTTATCAGACGATAGTCCATTCAAGAAAGCAGTAAGATTACTTAAAATGCCACTTAAAGATTTAACGGCTGAAGGTAGGGCTGCTAGAAGCGAACGATTATTATTATTAAGTGATAATGGCAAAAACTTAAACGATCAAATTGATTCACTTGCGAGTTTCTTAAAACGAACCGCAAAAGAGAAAAAGTAAGCATGTATGAAAGAACGTCTCTATAAAAAGAGGAGATGGATGCTATGGCTACAAAAAGAACTGTTATATTAGATTTCAAAACAACAGGCGTGGATATAGAAAAGCGAATGAAAAACGTAGGGAAAGAAACTAAAAAGACACAGGGGATAATGTCCGGAGCAGGCAAAAAGATTGGGAAATCTATGCTTGCTGTCGGAGTTGCCGTTGCTGGAGTAGCAGTTGCGGTAGGTAAACTAGGTATAGACTTCGAGCAATCATTTGCTAAAGTTTCTACCTTATTTGGCGATGTAAACGTAGATGTGGATAACTTAAAGAGTAAAATACTAGAATTATCATCTGAAACAGGAGTCGCAGCAGGCGAACTTAATGAAGGTTTATATCAAGCATTATCAGCCGGTGTTCCTGTAACAGAGAACGCATCTGAAGCGATCGCTTTTATGGCTCAAAATGTAAAACTAGCGAAAGCCGGATTTACAGATACCGAAACCGCTATCGACACAACCACTTCTGTAATAAATGCTTATGGCATGGAAGTTACAGACGTTAATAAAATATCAGAAATACTTATCAAGACACAGAATGCTGGTAAAACTACTATCGGCGAGCTTGGATCTAGCATTTCAAATGTTACTCCAACAGCAGCAGCGATGGGCGTTAGTTTCGAGCAAGTAGGAGCTGCACTTGCCACTATGACAGCACAGGGGATACCAACAGCACAAGCCACAACTCAATTGAACCAATTATTCGCAGAAATGGGAAAGAGTGGCACAAAGGCTTCAGATGCGTTTAAGGAAGCTGCTAAAGATACAAAGTTTGCCGGACAATCGTTTAGCGAATTAATGGCACAGGGAGTTCCGTTAACAGAAGTATTGGGAGTGCTAGAAAAGAGTGCTGCCGAGAATAATCTATCTATGATTGATATGTTTTCAAGTATAGAAGCTGGGAAATCAGCGTTAGCAATAACTTCAGGAGCAGAAGGATTTAATAAAACATTAGAAAATATGACAAACGGTGCGGGAGAGTTAGACGACGCATTTAAGAAAGTAACAGAAACGACAGGCGAAAAGATGAATAAGATGTTAAACGCACTTAAAAACGAAGGTATAAAACTATTTGTAAGCCTTCAGCCTTTAATAGAGGAACTTGTGAGCGGTTTAATGCCGATACTAACACAAATACTAACAACTGTATTACCGCCGTTAGTTCAGCTGTTTAGTGCCTTATTGAAGCCGTTACTTAACCTTATCGAGATAGCACTGCCACCATTGATAGAAATATTAAATATATTAATGGAGGCGTTCTTACCAATATTGGAAGAAATATTACCGCCGTTAATAGAAGTATTGGCAGAGTTGTTTGAAGCACTAATGCCGATATTAATCCCAGCAATAAAAATATTAGCTGGCATATTAAAGACTGTATTAGTACCAGCGTTAAAAATAGTTATGGTAGTTTTAAAAGCAATAGTTAAAGTTGTTAGATGGGTAGCAGACATTCTTATGGGAGCGTTGAAACCGCCTATAAACTTTATAATAAAAATGTTAAATGTATTTATAAAAGGATTAAATAAGATCAAGGTTCCTAAATGGGTTCCAAAAGTTGGCGGGAAAGGATTAAATATACCTTTACTTCCTACATTGGCAGTTGGAACTAATAAAGTAAATAATGATGGATTTGCAGAGTTACATAAAGGCGAAGCAGTAGTGCCAGCCGATGTAATGCAGGGCGGATTTGATGCTAATACATTTATAAAGAGTTCGGCTTCAGGATCTTCAAATAAACAAATAATAAACGTAACAATACCGCAAACAAAGTCACCAATCGTCGATTTAAATGGACGTATGATAGGGAATATAATTCTTCCGGAAATAACTAAAAAAATAAGAGTTGCTGGTGGTGGTATTTAATGGCTTTAATAGTTAATTTTAATAGCACAGATTATAAATTAGAAGTTTTACCGACTATAACTAATTCATTGAGACAGGTTACATTTACAAGCGTAGCTATAGACTTCACAGGAGAAGCACAAGCCGACTTGCCTTTAACATATCAAGAGATAGTAATTAAAGATGATACTAGTGGGG